AGGCACTTACACTATGACTTATACTTAACTGGATGTTATCTTTTTGTCGCTGCATGTATTGTTCCACATTGTGGAGTGTTGTTTTCCAATTGGCTGGATATCTTACATATTCGTATCGATCACCGATGGCATCTATACTTAATTGTATGTCTACATTTTGAAAACAACTCCAAATCTCCCACCATTCCGGATCTGGAAATATAGTGGCATTAGTTGTATAGTGCAATGACATATTTTGAGACTTCCCAGATTGAATATAATAACCAAGCAATTCTTTTTGTTCTGGCACTCCACTGAGCAATGGTTCTCCTCCGGGTATGTCAAGATGTATCAGATTTGGCGCAGCTTCGACAAGATCTTTTACAAAATTATTTTTATAAAACTTATTATGAGCAATATCAATTCCGTAGATGGTTTTGTACTCTTTTTGCCATTTACTAGATGCATACGGACTGCATATTATGCATTTTAGATTGCAAGTATTACCAAATGCAATACTTGCTGTTATAAATTCTTTACTGTCTAAATTGTATCGGTTGTAATGGTCTTTCCAGCGTGTGTTATCTAGGTTTCGTTTGCTTTCAATATTATTTTGTTCTTCAATTTTACAACGTTCACAGCCAGCAGGCCAATTTCCCTGCATAAATTCGCTGCGAATTTGTTGAAGAAAATCGCTTTTTGAATATTGTTTTATAGTATGAGTTTGAATGTTAAATTTTTCTGTATTTTTATCAAACTGAAACTTACAGCACGGAGCTATATTACCCTTAGGGTCGATGTCAATATTGGTCCATGGCGAATAGCAAAAGGTCATAATGTATATAGTACACTATTTGCAGACAGAAGTCAAAAAAAAGAGGCACCGTATTGCTACGATGCCCCAAACAGATTGTCTAAACAGGAGCGTTTACTACAGACAATCCGGGTAAAATCTATCTGCCAATTCTCGAATTCGTTCGTTCATTCCATCATCTCAAAATGTTGTAATAACCCAATTGCACAATCACTGACAGCATCATTATATGTTAGTTCGTTTGTGTCAGCAGTTTCTTTATCAAGTACCTGACTTCGGCAACTTTCATAACATTCCTTGATCAATAATTCGGCAAACTTTTGAATTATTGTTGGACCGATCTCTCGTGTGATATACTTTGGTAATCCAGCCTGTTCAGCAAGTTCTCGAATTCGTTCATTCATGCTTCAACTCCGAAATGTTTGAGTATGGCCTCTTGAGGTGAGTTGCTGTGTGTCAGAGCCCAATGTTCAAAAGCAATGTTGCCACATTCCCGAACAATCAACTCAACGAACTTTTGACACTCGGGCATATTCCAATGCCCTACACCAAACAAGTCTGCTTCATATCCGGCCTGTTCAGCAAGTTCGCGAATTGATTGGTTCATTGTTTAACTCCTTAGGCTGCTTTCATACAAGTGACTTCGGTCATGGCCTTCCATTTGAGCGGAAAGCTCTTACGCAAGTCAGCAATCTTGATTGCCATACGCAAGCTCATCTCACGGAAGCGAGTAGCGTTGTGCGTCATGAAGTCAATGATCTCCTCTTGCGTTTCTGCGTCAAACTCGTATTCTTCAAACAACTGACCGTCGTTGGCAATCTGTTTGATACGCAAGATCTTGTCACGCATGGTGTCCAAGGTCAAGTCCAAGTAGTGGCAGCGTGATTGCAGTGCATCCAAGTGATCACGCAGTTTCTGGCTTTTCATCTTGTCAAACTTCAAATTAGTAATAAAAATCACTGTACCGTTGAAGTTGAAGCTGTCTGGCACACCTTCACGGCGTAGCACTGAGCTGTCCGACAACCACGAAATCTTACGCTTCTTGCCTGAGTCCAGGGCACCTTTCAACAAGTTCAAGGCCACGTCATCCAACAGGATGCTGTCGCAGTCATCAAACACCAGCACACAGTTTTTGTCGCTGTACTTGTATAGTGTTTGGTACAGACCCAATGCTGTGGCTGAACCTTTGACCACTTCAGCACGTAGTCGCTTGCCAGAGATCTTGTCAAACAAACAGGCAGCTTCGATAATTTTCTCCACGCCGTAGCTCTTGCCCACGCCCGGAGGACCCGACACAATCATGGCACGGACATCACCGGCCACAGCGGCCTTGGTCATTTCGTCTAGGATTTCAAAACGCTCACGGATACGAGCCATGACTTCTTCGTCACTAGCCTCTGGAACAGGTGCTGCTTTCACAGCAGACGCTGTGGTGGCTGTAGCACCTTGGATTTCAATGTCTTCCATGCTGTCTACCTTGACACGAGCAATACCAAACTCGGGTCCAAAAAATCCTTTGCTGTCGATGGTGACAAAACCACCCTTAGCACCGGCTGTATAGTCTTTGACCAATTCAAACACTTCGTTGTGTACGGGTTTATTGCGATAAACGCCGTTGCGGATTAGGACTTGGGTCATTTACTGCTCCTGTTTTGTTAGTGTAAGTACATTATAGCCGATATTGTATTACCGGTCTACCACTTTTTATGTGTTGTTTTTATGCAACTTTTGGGATTTTGTACAGCAAGCCCTGCTCGCTACGAGCTTTTACATAGCCGCGTTCTGCACAAAGCTCATCGAGCTCGCGTACAATTTTGCGGTCTCGCACTTGAGGCTTAGTGAGCTTAATGCTAATAATAGTTTTGCGGAAGTTAATAAACACTTCGTTTGCACTGTATGCCAACGTCAGCAGATCTCTAAATGTTTCTGCATAGGCACGTTGACTAGGGGTAAACGTCATGCGGCATTCATCGCTATAACGATTAGCGTCTCTTGCGGCAGCAAACGAGAAGCGACCTGCGGACTTGTTATTGAGATCTTTATCATTTAACATGTTTTACCCCGTTTTGTTAGCGTATATACATTATAGCAATTTGGGTATTTCCGGTCTACCACTTTTTATGTGTTGTTTTTATGCGACGTTTTTGCTGGACCAGCAAACATTACATCACTCATAATACCTAGGAATTTGGCTATGCTTTCTTCACGTTCTGCTTCTGTAGCATCCGGAAGGGCTTCTCTGGCAGATTCCCTAAGTGTCTCTAGGATCTCACGTCCAATGTCTTTTCTAAGAATTGCGCTCATTTTGAGCTCCTGTTTTGTTACTGTATAAACATTATAGCTGGTAGTGAATTACTGGTCTACCACTTGTTAACTGTTGTTTTTATGCGACAATTTTTTGCTTTCTTTTTTAGCTTCGCTGTTAGCCACACCACGCATAATGTAGTAGCGAAACAACAGGTCGGAATCTACAGTGATAACGCCGTCTTCTGTGTCAGGACCGCTGGTATCCGCTGTGTTGAGGATTTCCATTGCTAACTCGCCTAATTCTTGCTTGGTCATTTTGAGCTCCTGTTTTGTTACTGTAAAACTAGTATAGCATTTGGGCGGTTTCTGGTCTACCAAAATGTACTGTTTTAGCCACAAAAAAGCCCCAAAACCGGGGCTGAATTTTGTTGTATTTTTACAACATGTTAGACAGTTACTTAGTTGCTTGTTAATTTCCAAAGTTGGCTGATCAAGGGATCCGCTACTTCGTGTGGCTTGGGATGTCCGTGAAAAACTACAATTTTAGTGTCTGGTGCTAAACTTGTACCCGACCCTGGCGAACGATACTGACGAGATTTCATATCCATGCCGCCATCCTTGCATTGCCAGCGCCAGCTTTTTGCCACACCGTCGGGAATAAATCTCAAGTGTTTGTCGGTCAGCACTGCATCTAAATAGTTTTGATCACCGTGATATTTTTTAGATAACAGCACAATATCCTGTTTGCAAAACGCTCGCCATATCCAATCAAATTTGGTAGTATTCCAAGTCATTACACTACTGTTGAGTCCGTGCCAACCTGGGCGCCACAGATATTTAAAGTCTCGGATGGCCCAAAAATAGTCATCGCTCAACTCCCATATCCAATCAATATTGCCCACCACAACTGTATCCAGGTCTAGATAAAAGACACGTCCAGGAATATAGTTTGAATCAAACATCTGCATCTTGTACCACCAGGACTTCTTGGGTCCGCTTATTCCCGGCCACTCTTCCAGCACATGTTTGGTCATGTAAGACGGTACTACTCGGTCTGGTTCAGTAAAAACGTGCATGCGAATTTTTCTACTGCTGTTGGCGATCAGCATGCTATACAAGCGTTCTACATAGTCCCATGTATACACAGAGCCGTGAATTACACACGCACAGTCGACGGCAGGCAATTCAGACGTGTTATATTTCATCTCCCTGTGACGTTGTCGATCTAATTGGTGTTGTTGTTTTGGTGATACAGGTACATTGTGCTTCATTTGTTTATAAAGGTATCCTTTAACTTAGTGGGCTTTATCTGTTGTACCAATCGTTGGGCAGCAATAACCAATCATGCTTGTGTTGCCAAACTGTTTGATAACCTAAGCTTTCTATCAAGCCCACAGTTTTTTTGTGATCAGCCGACAGATCATGATCCAGTAGTTTCCCTTCATAACTGATTTCTATAACAACAGCAGGTCGGCAACGCTGTATAGTTTTGAGAGCACCTTGTATCACTTGGTATTCGTGTCCTTCTACATCAATTTTAATAAAATCAACCGTACTAAAATTAAAACTATCTAATCTACGAGTCGGAACACGGGTAACTCCCCAATGTTTACGTAATTTACTTTCATCAGTAATTATTTGATTTTGATCAGGTTTAGCATCGCTTATGGCAAAACAAAGATTCCCATTGATATTGCTTAACCCAAAATTATGTAAACGTATGTGTGATCTTGTACAATTCAATTGCAAGCATTCATAAGTGTTTGGGGTAGGTTCAAAACTGGTCACTCGCGGCCAACGTTTGCCTAGCCAGGAAGTAACATAGCCTATATTAGCACCGATGTCTAAAGCATGTTTTCGATCACGTCCCTCAAACACCAACAAGATTTGTTCAAACATAACGGTGTTGAGAATCGGTTCTCCCCATTCACAGTCAGCCCAGGTACTAGGACCTATGTCTCCTGCTGGAAAATTCCAACCGTTGATCTGTTTTATTGTGTCTGACATGACGGTATGTTCCAATATTGAGGATACTGCTCAAGTATTTTGTTTACTTCGTTAGGGTAAGTGTATTCAACTGTGGTTGAGGTACACTTGTGATTTATAGCTGCTGCTGTGTCTAACTGTTTGAAAGAGTTCAACACCTGTTCTGGGTCTCGATGTTGGCTTTCAATACAGCTTGCAACCTTGCTGCGTATTCGTTGGTCTGATCCTATCCAGGTCCAGTGCCAGCCTGCAGTGTCTGGATATGCTACACAATGACTACGATCTTTTTTCTTTATGTTGATGCCTTTATATAACTGTTGAGGATTATCAAACATGTGTTTTCGGGCCACTACAGTTCCGCTCCATCGACGATCAGTTTGTTGATCAAATCTATATATAAACATTTCTAGAGAACAATTTACAGGACGATCATGCAGATCCATCAAATCAACTATACTGCTAAATTTTGTCGG